ATGTCTGACGACGATATACGCATTTTGGTGAAGGAGTGGCTACAAAGCCAAAACCGCAAGTCCTATCAATTGGCGGAGGAGATAGGCATCCGGCCGCAAACTTTTTACGCACAGATGAGCGTTCGTAAAATATCGGCCAATACCAAAAAAGCGCTTTCCCGCATCATTCCAGGCCTGGTTTCCGATTCAGATCTGAATCCACCTTCCAATACGGAAGAATGTGACCCGAAAAAACTCAGAATCAAGGAATGGCTCCGGGCTCACGGCAAAACACGCCGATGGCTTGCGGAACAATGCCGCGTTTCCGTCCGCACCGTACATACCTGGTTTACTGCACGCGGTAACATTCCTGTCACCCAATATCTCTTTATCGATAAGCTGATGAGTGAAGGCGAGTCGTGGAAAGTTCAGCTTCCCAATACCATTCCCGTGAATTTTCCGGAAACGGAAATGGAAATTGTTCACAAATTCCAGAAACTACATCCGGACATAGATCTTCCTATGTACGGCATGCATAAAATCCTGGAGTTATGCGTTAATGTACTCACTCAGGATGAATATTCAAAGACGTCTCCATACTCCCGTATTACCAATACCGGAGAGATTCGCCACCGCCGGATAAAATAAGAATTATTCAAAAGTTCAAATTTTCTTTTCCACGGGAGCATTTCTGAAAATGCACTGTTTGCATACCCATGCCGGTATTTTTCTAAAACATCGCAGGTTCTCCGCCAGCCTGGCCTTCCGGGCCATTCTTCTTAATCTTTCACGGAACCCTTTCATTTTTTTGTTCCTTTTATCACGACGGCCACAGACTATCCTATCTCTCAACACAGAGAAAAAATCTTCAGCCACATTACATCATCCCTCCAGTTTCAAAAATCAATCACTATTGATTGGAAAAACAGTCCGAACCATGCGTAATAGTGCTTCTATGCAGCCTGTACACCAGAGTTAACCATACTTACCTTGCCTCTCCATTTTTAAGAAAGCCGGCTTTTGGTGAAAAAGCTCTTATCGCATGAAAAACCCCGTATTCTTAAAAAGAATACGGGGTTAAAAAATGGCACGTCCAACTGGATTCGAACCAGTGACCCACTGCTTAGAAGGCACTTACGGACGTTAAACTTATTTTAACTTTTCTAGCATTTTCAATGGGTTATTTAATCCTCCCCCCTTTCATAATTGTCCGCACTTATCCGTATTTGACCCTATTTAACCCCTTATACGGACAACCTACGGACAACTTGCAGTGCGTCACAGCTTCTTGCTCGTGTTCTCGGTAATTCTTTCCAGAAGGAAGAGTGCCAGAAAAAATCAGCCTTGTCTATTTTGGACTTGCAGAAAAATACTATCTGGAAATGATAAAAAGCAATGGAACAGTATTACATTGCAACGGAGGAAGGACAGACGGAAGGGCCGTATTCCTTTGCATCACTAGAAACTTTCTACGCCGAAGGCAAGATAACACAAAAAAGCCTTGTTTGCATTGCTGGCGGTCAAGAGTGGGTGCAGTTCGGAACGGTTTTAGAACAGAAGTGGAAAGAGAAATCTGAAAAAAACAGTTTGCAAAAAAAACAAGAGCGAACGGAAGCAACATCAACAGACGTAGAGCTTATACCAACTGTTGAGGGATTATTCCAGATCATGGGTATTCTTGCTCTACTCGCTGGGGTGATACTAGCTTTATGCAACACGGGGCCAGGATATGCCGCTATTGGTATTATTTACCTACTTTCCGGAGCCTTCTCCTGCCTTGGGTGCTTCTGGTGTGCCAAAGTCATTAAATTACTTTCCTGCACCGTTGACTTGCTTTCCGTCATAGCCAAGAGAGTATATAACTCCGGAAACTCCACGGATAAGCAATAACCGTTTCTCCTGAATCCACTGAACACAGAAACGCCCCGGACGAGCAAAACGTTGCGGGGCGTTTTCTTTTGGGCGAAGGATTAGGGAGCACCGGCATTATTCCAAGCGTCAAAGGTGGCATCATCTACTGTGAGAGTGATTGCATTGTCCGCTGCGCTGGGGGGGGAGTGTGCCCCTGAGGTCAGGGGCGCGGGTGCCAGGGGCTTGTTCATCATCTTTTACGGTAAGGAAGATTAACAATTCCCCCGGGGCGTTTCTGCCTTTGGGTAGTATTGGCCCATTTACCTATTGCGTCAATTTGAGCATTGATTCCTCTCAACCCCTGGGTTAATTCCTCTTTCAATCCATTGATGGCACGTTTTGTTGCCAGTCCTAATTCCTGAAGCTTGGCAACGTAGAGCTTGCCTAATTCCCTCATCTCAGCTTCATCAATGTTTCCATCCGCGGCTGCGGCTTCAATATTTTTACGTATGGCATCAAGTGCCTTGTTGGCCAGGTCTGACTGCTGGGGGCTAGAACTTTCGCCCGTTTTCATGAGCAATCCCTGTACAAAAGTTTTAAACGCCTCTTTAGTATCTTTCTGCTGTTCCCGCTGAAGCTTCTTCAGTTCCCGGTCCCGCTCTTTTTCAAGCTTTTCCTGGGCCTTCTTGGCTTCCTGGGCTTCCTTTTTGTCAGCCCGTTTGTTGAACAGGTCAATATTGGCGGAATTGAGCCGGTCTTGCGTCCTGATGCTCCGCTCCTGATCAACAATGTTGCGTTCATAGGCCCCCATAATATCCCCTATCCTCCCGGCTTCTTCTCTGGCATCGGCAAGTTTGTCCGCAAGTTCTTTTGCCTTGCTGTTCTGGTCTTCCAGGGCTTTTTGATATTCTCCGGTTCGGCTGGTTACATCTGTTCCTTTCTGATAGGAGGGTTCAAAGTTCACGCCGGATTGGCGGAACAAGTCCCGGAGTTCATCTATTCTGACAGTGGCGGCATTTCCCTCGTTTTGGGCTGCATCACGGGCAGATAGAAGACGTTCCTTTTTCTCCTTCTGGCGGAGTAGCTCATTGTACGCTTCCCCCGGTTCAACTCCTTTACTCAGTGCAGTATTTACAACCTTTTCGAGATCAGCTATTCTCTTCTCTGTCTCTGGAAGCTTCCTGTTACTCGCATCAATCCGTTCCTGGGCTTTGAACTGTTGCTGGAACAGTCTTTCAACCTCCTGAAGGGAGGGCATCTGCCCCTGAATGAACTTCATATCGAAGTCCTTATCTTGCAAACGGTCACGGTTTTGAACGGCCGTATCCAACTGCTTTCCGTAGTCCATGAATTCCTTCTGCGCTACTTCCAGATCCCGGCGGCGTATTTTGTCGTCAAGATTCTGGTCAATCATCATCATGCCGTAGTCCCGCTGACGTTTGGTGATTTTGCCGTCTTCAAAGTCATTGTCCAACTTCACGCGGGCAAGCTCGGCTTCCTGCGTGTCAATCCCCTTCTGGCGGGCGGCTTCCTCCCTTCTCAACTGGATTTGCCGCTCAATTTCCTGGGTCTGCAAACGGTATTCCGCCGTAATGCCCTTGATGAAGTCCTCGAACCCTTTGTTGATTTCCTGCGTCCGGTCGGCTTTGTTATAGTCCTGGATGGCTTCATAACTCTTTTTGATAGATTCGGCAGCATCCCTGGCACGTTTTTTCATCCTTTCGGTTGCCTGTTCCGCCTGCCGCTCCAATTCGTCGCTTTTGGTCTTGAAGTGGTCAATCAGGGCGGTAATGCCGGCGGTCAGCCCCTGGATCAGCAGCATGGCCCAGCCCAACGGCCCCATCGCCGTTTTGATGGTGGTTCCGAATAAATGAATGAACGGGATCGCCCCGCGGAGGGCGCTGGACATGCCCAGGATGCGCGTTGCCGCAATGGTGATTTGCCCGGCCAGCCCCTTGACCTGCGTGGAAGTGAGTTGTCCGGCATCCCCGGCCGTCTTGATGCGCCGTCCCAGATCCTGGATATTTTTCAGGGCGTCCGCCTGGGCTACGTTGTCCCCGGCCTTCCGGGCTTCTTCCAGTTTGGCAATGTAGGATTCCAGTTCGGCCTGCAGTTCCTCATAGGTGGCGGAGGCGCGGCGGTTGTTGGCTTCCAGCCGTTCCACCGTGGCGGCGGCGGCCTGCTGCTTCCGGGCCTCCGCGGCTTCCGCCTTTTCCGCGGCCTTGTCGGCGGCGTCCATTTCCTTGTTGTAGCCGTCAATGATTTGTTGAAGGTTTTCGTCAAGATCATCTCCCCATTTCGCCCCAAGGTCCAAATCAGACATTTTGTTGTTGAGGACTTCAAAGACGTCATCCACCTGTTCCAGCTTCTTCCTGAATTCCTCGGAGGTCAGCACGGCGTTGGTGACTTCGTCAATAAACCCGGTCAATCCCGGGTTGTCGTTGAAGGCGGCCTTCATCCGGGAGCCGGCGGCGGTCAGGGCGTCGGCGTATTGGTCAAGTTTGGAATTGGCGTTTTCCAGGGCTTGTTCATATTCCGCCCCCATGCCGTCCTTCATGGCGGCGCCGGTTTCTTCAGCGACCGTTTTGACACGGGAAAGGGAATCCGCGATCTGGTCCATCACGCCGGAGGTCTGCGAAATGGATTCGCCGGATTCCCGTATCCTGTCCAGGGATGCGGCGGCTTGAGTGGCTCCGGAAGTGTCGGCGGTCGTTCTGATGTTGATGTTCAAGTCTCTGTCTGACATGGTTTTACTGATTGGTTTTATTTGGTTGGCTGTTGTTGTTTCAACGGGTAGTTGAAGGGGGGCATATCCGTGGTTGCCGGAGCATTCATGGATTCAAACGGGCGTCGCACAGGGCGAGCATGACTTCCCGGCGGGCGCTTTTGGGAACGTGGGGAGGCAGGGGATTGCCGACGCTCACCACGTCATAGCAGCGGGCATAGTCCTCCGGATTCGCCGTCCGGCTGTCCCAGTTCCACCAGGACCACCGCCCGGACCGGTTCCGGGGCGTCCACGGCTCGTCAAGCCGGACACGCTCCCGGCCGCAGACGTCCATGACGGCCCGGCAGATGGTGAGGTCCTCCGGGGCGAGCGGGGGGATCGCGGCGCATTCCAGAGCTTCTGCGGCCATCCTGGCCGCCCGGCCGCTCAGGGCGTAGCAATTTCCGTAGGCGGACCGTTCGGACGGATTCCGGGGGACCCGGTATCCGGCGGCGTGCAGCGCAAGCCCGTTGTGTTTCATTTCCCTGACCCATCTGCCCGACAGAAGCGCCGTGTCGGAGTCAATCTTGACGATGGTATCGCCATCCTCCGCCCCCTTGGACAGCGTGGCAATGATTCCCCGGACGCACTCCGGGCCGCGCAGGTTGCCGCAGCGGGGGAAAGAGCTCCGGCGATACCGCGCCCCATACGCTACAAGAGCCCTCCTGGCTTCCGGGGGTACCGGGGCGGCGCTGTCGTCCACCACCGTAACTACCGCCTCTGGAAGAGCCGTCCTGGCGCACCGGACGCAGGCCACGGCTTCCTGCGCGTCTCCGTCATAGGTGAAGGTGTATATCCTGATCATGACATTCCGGAGGGGCCGAAGGTTCCCGGGTGAATTTGGAGATAAACCGTGCCCGCCTGGTGCTGCACCACCCTGTTGTCGTCGATGGTGGCCAGATGAAAATAATATTCATAAGGGGTTTCCCGGTCTTTCTCCGCGAGCCTGACGGGGTCGGAGACGCCGCCCGCGGCGGACAGAGAGGATCCGAGATATTTCGCGTCCTTGTCCAACTGGATCTTGAGCCAGATTTCCCCGGAGGTGACGGGGCTTTTCACCCATCCCCCGGAACCGGCCCCCTCCGGAAGCAGCCCCCCGATATAGTTGCCGGCATAGATAGCCTTCCCCTGGCGGATGTAGGCGTCGGACACCTTGCCGTCGCTCCCGTAAGACAGGCGGCATTGGAATCCCACCTCGACGGCGCTGGTTCCCCACGCGGGCGGTTCCTGGGCCTGCAGCAGTTTTACGGACGGCCCGACGCTGGGAAGCTCCGGGACTTCATCGTCCGCTCCGGAAGAGCCTCCGCTGCCGGATCCTCCGCCCGAAGAACCTCCCCCGGAAGACATGGACGAGTCCGCCCAGGCCGTTCGGCGCAGCGCCTCGGCAAGCTGCCGGCTCCGGTCGATGGAGTCCTGCAGGGAGATCTGTTCCGGGGCTCCCACCGTCACGTCGGAAACTCCCGTTTTAAGGTCGAGGGATATTTCCTGGATGACGGCCCGCATGGTTTCCCATTCTTTCAATCCCCCCGTGATGGAGAAGCGTCCCCCGCAGACCTGGTCAAAGTCGTCGTGGACGGTCGCGGATCCGTCATAGGGCAGCGCGCGGGTGGCTTCGTAGTAGGATTTCAGGAAATTTTTATACAGTGCGGAGGTGTCGTAGCTGCCCGATGTTTCGTCGTCTCCGGGGCCTCCGCCGTCGTCGGATACGCTTTCCACCGTCCCTGCCCTGTCCACCCGGTAGGACGCGTAGCCGACATTCGTCGTAGTCACTTCAAACGTCAATGTTCCGATCCAGCGGTCCCCGGTTCCGGATTTTCCGCCGTATTCCGGAAAATATTGCTTCACCGTGTCGGGGGGATCCGTCGCCCGCACCCGCAAATCCACCCGGACCTTGCCCCATTTGATTCTCGCGCTCTTTCCGTTGATCTGGCCGGAGGTCAGTTCGTGGGTGACGGCCGCGCTGCTGTATCCCCGGTGTTCCGCGTCAGCAGGCGTGATGGACGTGATTTTCGGACTGGCCGCCACTTCCAGGCCGGCGCAATCCTCCAGGGCCGGAGCCCAGCGTTTGACGCGGGCCGCCCACTGGGCCGTGCCGGTCGGGAATTTGTCTCCCCGGACAATCATCCGCGGGGCGTCGTAACCCAGCGAACCCGTTTCCGCAGGGCTGTATTGCCCGGCAGTGTCGGAGACCTTGACGCCGCCCGGAACGTCCACTTCCGCCGTCACCACATAGGGCTGGGACAGGGAGGCGCCTGAGGGATAGACGGCCAGCGCGCGCTGAACCCGGGAAATAACGGAGGCGTTGCAAGTCAGCCCCACGGCCGGAGGCACCAGATCGGGACGCGCCTTGAGGGACAGGGCGCTTACGTCCACGGCGGACAGGTCGAGCACGACATCCGGCAAATGGACATGGTCGGCAATGACCAGCGTGGCGGAGTCGTCCGCGCCGTATTCAAACCACGCGGCCATGTTGGGGCGCCATTGCTGGATCTGGGAAAGCAGGGAGGCATACGTTTCCGACGAGTAGGCAAACGGAATGATTTCGGCATCCTTGTCGATCCGGAGGTCGTATTTGATAGGGACCAGGGCCGTGCTGACGGCGTGGTCCAGGACTCCGGAGAGGGCGTCCCGGATGTTCGCGGTCGCCTGTTTTTCCTGACCGCTTCCGCCTGTGCCTCGGCGGTATTCGGCAAAGATGCCGTTGGCGCGGCCGTTCACGAAGTACTGGATGTTGCTCAGGTTCCACCAGTAATCGCAAATCCTGATGTCCCAGCTCTCGGAGGTTCCTTCAAGGGAGTGTTCCAGGTCAATGGCCGGGCCGATGAGCAGGGTTTTCCCGCGCCAGACGACTTTCACTATTTCCCCTTCTTCAAACGGGCAGGAAGCAAACCGGGAGACCGGCGCGCGGAAGGAGACGGAGGCTCCCCCGAAGGAGAGCCGGTTGTAGGACGGGCTTTCGGCCATGTCCAGGAAGTCGGCGGAAGATACGTCAAGGGTTTTCACAGGGGGCGGCCGAGGGTGAAGTTGTAGGAGACGATAAGGCGCAGGCCCTGAACCTTCGGCTCGGCGTCGGCGATGACGGCTTCAAAGCGCTGTTCACGGCCGCAGGCGTCGGTCCAGGTCCATTCCCCCTTCCCCGCCGTTTTCCATTCGTTGAGCCATTCGTAAAAGGCGCTCCACGCGTCCATGTGGGAGGCGCATTCCCGCACGGTGGAGATGGTGAAGGACAGGGACAGGTTGCCGAATGCGTCCAGCCTGGGGAACGGGCTGTTGATGATCGGCGTGGCGGACGTGCCGAACTGCACCGGGAAAGCGTGTTCCGGCAGGGAGTCGAGCAGGAATTCCCCGGCGCGCACGACGGCACGCCCGTCAAAGGTGATGGAAAAGGGAGAGACGGTCGTGTCCATGCCTCAATAATGGTGGGGGGGGTTCAATCCACGCACACCTTGCGGAGTGCGACTGGCCGCCCCTCCCCATGCAAACAGAGGGGCGGCCCCGGCTGTCATGCCCCGGCGGAGGCCGGGAAGGCGATTTCTTCCGTGGGCGTCAGGGAATTCAGGGAGGACGGTATCACTTCAAGCGTCAATTTCGGCGTGATCAGCTTGTTGTTTTCCGTGGGGATTTCCACCTTGAGCAGCGCCGCGACTTCCAGGACCATCATTTCTTTTTTGTCTTCCTGGTATTTGGTGAGGCGCGCCCATACCTTTTGCCCGTAGATGTTCCGGGAAAAGGGCTGCACTTCCTTCCCGGCTTCCAGCCTGTCGCACTGGTAAATCACCTGCCAGCAGACCGGATTAACCTCCGTGGAGTTAATCTCGATGGTGTTGCCCGTCACTTTGGTGTTCTTCCGCGTCACATAGGAGGTCGTGTCGCGGGAAAATACCGTGCGGGCGTCGTCTTCCGTGGTCGGCGTGATTTTGTAGTCGATGACTTCGTTGGCAATCATCCAGGCGTCGGAGTCCTTCGCCGGCTTGAAATGCTCGTCCACCGTGTCCGTGCCGCTTTCGGCCGTGACTGTCGTTCCGAACGGGCACAGGTCGAGAAAGGTGCCGACCAGCATTTCCTTGTTGTAGAGTTCTGACATGGTTGTTAGCTTCTTACGTAGTCAATAAAGGTCACTTTCCCGGCGTCGGCGTGGACTTTGTACACGTCTTCCGGGATGTGGACGATTTTTCCCCGCGCGGCGATGCCGTGAGGGAGTTCCAGCTTGTTGACGGCCACCCGGCATTTGACGATGCGGGGCGCCGGAGCAGTAGCGGCCTCCTGGGCCGCGGCGGTGGTGGGTTTAGTTGCCATGTTTGATAATCAGGGTTGTTTCCATCGTCAGGACGATGGACTTTTTCAGGATTTTGGCGAGAGCCGGCTTGGAGCTGGTAACGATTACCTCCGTCATCATCAGCCGGGCATGGTTGCGGCGCCACTTGTGAAAGCCCTCCTGGATGATGTCGGCAAGGTCGTCGGCGTCCCAGCCGTCACCGTCCAGAAGCGGGTTGCTCTCCACGGTGACGTGCCATCTGGCCGTGCTTTTGCCGCTCCTGCTCAACTTGTCCGGAACAATTTCCGGACGCTCCATGACGATGACGGTTTCCAGGGAACCGGTCACCCTCTTGATTTCTTCCTCAAAGGAACCGTCCCATGCCTTAATAATGATTTCCGGGTCTTCCCCGTTGTTGGCCGCGGAGCAAATTTCCACGGCCCGCTGACAGAGGACTTCCGCAAATGCAATGACAGGCGACTTCTTCAGGGTTTTCTTCATATCGGATTGCTCCAATCCTGGTGTTTCGGCCCTCCGTAAATGACGTCGCTGGGCTGGTGCCCATCGTAGGGGGCAAACTCGACTTCACAGGCAGCCACGGCGCGGAGTTTCGCGCGGGCATCCTGATATTGAGCCGCCCGCGCCGTCCCCTGCAGGGATTCGCTTGAACCTGGCACGGAGCTGGTGACGGCATCCCGCACCAGAATGCAGGTGGTGAATACCAACTCCGCGGGAACGGAACTGGAATCCATCGCAATCCTGGCATTTCTGGGGCAGGAGTTGACTGCAGCCGCCACCTCGTTGCAGACCTCGCGGATGATGTCGCTGATTTTGTCCCGGGCAATGGAAGTAATTTCCTTGTCCTGGCAATAGCGGGCAACCGCTTCCGGAGTAATCCTTACGAGGGCCATTGTTTCAATAAGGTTATACCTTGACGGCAAGGACGGCTTCCTGTGCCGTGCTGTCGCCTGCGGACGTTTCAGCTGCGATTTTCAGGCGCAGCCAGGGGCCGGCCTCCAACGGAACGCGCATGAACACTTCTCCGGAGCCGGAACCATTGCTCTCACCCCCCGTCGCAACCAGCTTCGGGGAATCCAGTTCCGTCCAGGCATCACCGTCCTCGGACGATTCGACGGTGAGGGTCATCGTCTTGCCGGCGGCCAGCGCGGGAAGCTCTTCGTGCTTCAATGAAATGACAGCGCTGTCGATGCCTCCTTTCTGTCCGATATGAATCGGGGCAGACGTTACCGTCTTTCCGGTTCCCGGCATCTTCAGACGGATCGTAAGCGCTTCGTCATTGCGGTACATATTCTTCATCATGTGGTGTGTTTCTCCTTTCTGCGGATAAAAGGTTAATTTTTGAGGGCAAGGGAGTTGCGACGGGCGCGGAAAAAGTCTTCCGCAAATGCGGCGCGGACACTGGACAGTGATTCGTCATCAAGCAGGGAATCCACTTCCAGAATCTTGATTCCCATCACGGAATCGGGTTCAGGGGCGATCATGCCCGTTCCGCCGTTTCCGGTGGCAGGCGTAAGGGTTCTGGATTCCTGCAACAGCAATTTCACATTGCCGTTCATAACCACATAGGAAATCATGCCGCGCAAGGCCGCAGGAAACAGGCTCTTCGCCTTGGCGACAAGTTTGTCCGTCAAGGGATGCTGGGCGCTGATGTTCTTGATGCGGGCCACGGAAAACGGAGATTCCACGGCAATGCCCGTCCAGCCTTCCAAACGGGAAGTATAGGCCCTCATTGTTCCTGATTCCCCGTCTTCCGTATTCCTGGCTACGGTCTCTTCCTGCACCGGAGACATGGAAAGCGTCTTCTTGTTCCCCCATATGGAGTGCAGGAAGTCGTCACCCAAAATGACCAGGTAAGCGGAAGCTCCGGAGTTGTCGGCGCGGTTGGCTTCCGAGTCTTCCTGCTTGGAAGGATCCGCGGAAATGGTCATATAATCCCCCATCTGTTCAGAAATAGCCGGGAACACATTTTCCTGTTCCGGAAGCCTGTACCACATCTGCAGGGCAATGGAGGCCATGGCACCCAACGTAACGCTTCGGGTTTCCTTGGTGAGCAGCTGCGCCCCCCTGGCGGAGCTGGTGACAACGGCCTTGTCCACCGCAATAGGTCCGTCAATGTAGTAACACTTAACGGTTTTATTGGTGTATTCGGTCGTCAGGTTCTTGGCTCCGGCATTGGCCGGACGAAACCCGAAACGGGGAATGCCGGTGGGCATATTGATTTCGTACTGCGTTCCGTCAATAACGGTAACGGGAAACGCGGTTACTTCCGGGGATGCAAGTCCAACAGAACGGACTGCGTCAAGGGCCTTGATAGATCCTGTTCCTTCCTGCTGAAGCACGTCCAGCAGGGTCATAAATTCTTTCGCGGGCATATTACTTGTTCAGGTTATTGAGTTCGGTTTCAAAGGAGCTGCGAAGAGCCGCGGTTCCCGTGACGGGTTCTTTTGGGGAGCCTTCCGGCTTGCCGGCATTCACGTCATCGAATGCGGGATTTTTCGGCAGGGCGTTCAACTGCTTGCTGGCGGCAATATAGTCTTCCGTCAGGGCTCGTTCCCAAAAGGTCTTGGATGCTTCATCCTTCGGGGCGATTTTGCCCGCAGCAATGGCATCGGCAACGTCCTGGACGGCGCGTTCCTTCACCTGCTTCCTGGATGCGGCAATTTCTTCCTGGCATTTCGCCAGCTCCTTCTTGCTTGCTTCCAATTCGTCGGAGCTGGCCTTGCCTTTGTCCTGCAGGGCCTTGATGCGCTCCAACACGATAGCCTCGGCATTTTCAGCCTTGGCTTCTTCCTCGGTCAAAATGCCGAGGGCAACGAGTTTAGTGATGTCCATGTCTCGGTTGGTTGTATGGTTGTCTTGCTGGTCGAGGCCCTCCTTGGGCTTCTCAAGGTCTCTATTGTCGCCCGGTTTCCCGGGGTCTTCAACGTCGTCAAAATGGGCTACGTCGCCCTCCATTCGGCTGGCGGCAATGCGTTCGATGTCGTCAAATGCGGGGTCATTGACCAAGGAACCTACTTCTATGGATTCCGGCAACAGGCCGAGGATTTCCCCGGTTCCCTTGTCGCGCCGGAAGCGGGGGCTGTGATAGCCGTAATTGCCGCCTTCCACGTCCGTTCTTCCCTTCTCCGTCCATCCTTCCAGTTCCAACACAACGCCTTTTTCCTCGTTCCACACAAACCGTCCCGGCTTGTAAGAGGCGGGCCCCATCTCATGATCATAGAGCCCGACCGGTTTGACGTTGCTGGATAGCTTGGCTTCCAGGTCGGCATTGAGCCGGGGAACGCAGTCGGACGTTACCCGCACCACACACGTTCCCGGCTGGCCGTTGAGCGAGCATTTAATAGTATGTTCTCCTTTGGGGGCCCACAGGATAGCCATGGGAGCCTTGCCGTGGTTGCCGGCTACCGTCGTTATCAGCGTACTCATGCCCCCATGATGAGGCACAGTGGAGGTATGGGGCAATAGACGCAAAATGGGCTACAAAATATTCAAGCCGTAACGATCAGGAATAAAATCCCGGCTGGCCGAGAATAATATCTTGCCACCTCCCAAAGTTTTACGTAATATTATAATGGTATTGGGAGAGAATTGATTTCTCAGTCCCTGCTCTATTGAATTAAGAAAAAACACTAATTAAAAAAGAAAGGTACTTACCATGAAAATGATTTTTTTATGGGCCACATGTTTAGTTGTCATAACCGGTTGCAATGCTCCTCAAGAGAATCATGATCAAATTGAAAACGGTGGAACAAAAATAGAAAACAAGTCGGAAAATTCTAATTTTTACGGCACTTATGAAGGAACTCTTCCCGCTGCCGATTGTGAAGGTATAAAGACGACACTGACATTAAATAAGGATAAAACTTATATACTGAGGAGCGAATATATAGGAGAAGGAGAAAAAAGCGCAACTTTCGAATCAAAAGGTCATTATAATTTGATAAATGGAAACTTGATTGAATTATCTCTAACCTCTTCTAATGAAAAATCTTATTATAAAATACTTGATGGTAGTAAATTAATGTTGTCAGACAAAGAAGGATCAATTAATCAAGGAATCTTATCCGAACATTATATTTTAAAAAAGAAATAAAACTATTTCTATAACAAATCTTTTTTCTACTCCGCCGCAGTTTCCCCTCTGCGGCGGTTTATTTTACACCGTCTTTCAGCTTAGCTCTCCTAGTCAATTTATCCAGTCTTCGGAACCTCCCCCGTCATCAAGCATGGCATCCATGAAGTGTTTGAATGCTATGCCCGTAAGTTCTTCCATATCCGGAAAAGCCTCCGGCCATGGCGCAAAGATCTGCGACTTCTTGAGCTTATAGACGGCCCTGACTCCGCCATGCCCGTCCGATTCAAAAAGGCAGCCCGGCTCCAATCCGGAGCCGGTCATGCTGTTGCGAAGGTTGAGGATGCTTTTACGAAGAGTGAAAAGTTTGCGGCCCGTCATAGAGGCGTAAGCGCCAGCGCGAACGCCGTGCGCCTCCGGAATGACAGGAATGGTCAGCGCCTGGGCCCGCTTGGCCGTCACCGTGCCGCCGTAGATTTTCAATAACAGGGATTGTGCAAGGTCTAGAGGTTCCCCCCCGTTCCCCTCCCCTGCCTGCCCGGTGAGGTAGATGCGGGCACCGTCCGCCGTCGTCTCGGCAAACCAGTTTCGGGCAATGTCGTTGGCCCACCCGGTTTTCTTCCTTCCAGGCCCGTGGGTCGGCAGGGACGTGTTTTCAAAGTGTCCGGATTCCGCCTTGTTCCTGTACCAGGACGAAAGCCAGCTTTTCACTCCCTCCCCCATGCGTTCATTGGCTTTCGCCAAACTTTCCGGAGCTGCTATTTTTTTCACTTCTGCAATTACCGGGTCAACACCGTTCAAGTCGATCGTCAGGTTCATATCTCGTCTTCAATCCGATTGATTTCCCACCCCTTCCGGTAAGCTTCCGCGCTGGCGTCCCACAGGGCTTCCTGCAGCAAATCATCATTGGTGAGGTCCATTTCCGGAAGGCGGGCAAGCACAGCGGCCAGTTCCGCCCGAAATTCATGATCAGAAAGCCCGTTCCGGGCTTTGCCGATCAATTCCCGGACAAAATCAGCGCATGGCTCGGCCCACGCCTGTAAAATTTCTTCTGCGGCCTTTTCCGCGTCCTGCTCCAACTCGACGGCCAGGGCGAGCGGAGCTAGTTTTTTCCCTCGGAGGCAGCGGCTTCAACGGCATCCCCGTATTGGCCCGGAGCGGAACCGATAGACGGGGCTTTTCTCAAGACAGGCTCGCCGGAACGCGGCTTGGGTATCTTGACGATGGTGCGGGCGAATTCTTCTCCTACATCCATGATTTCCGCCGCTTTGGCAACCGTTTCCAGGGCTTCTGCGTCAATGCCGCGGATAGAGGGAACAAATTGAGGGAGACGGGAAGGAATATGCCCGTAATTCAAGTGGATGATGGCAGGAATGAGTTGGGAATTGAGAATATTCGCCACGGCCTGCCCCGCGTCTTCAATGACCTCTTTGCGGATACCGGCATGCACTTTGCCAAGGGCATACGCCCCTCCGTCCCCCTTGGAACTGGTCAACGTTTGTCCCAGGATCAGGTTGTCGCATTGTTCGTCCGCCAGTTTGATCAAATCCGCCTGGGGCAGCCCGTTGGCTCCCTTTACGGCGTCATGAAGCTGAAACTCCATATTCTGCGTTGTGACGGCCCATCCCCCGGAACCAAGGTTTTGCAGCATTTCCGCCGCCTCCGTTTTTGCTTTTTCGTCACCCCTGACTTTAGCCGTCCGGAAAGGGATGCCGAAAAGCTCGCAAAACGTCATCAGCCAGGGCAACCCGTAACAGGCGGCTCCGAACCATCCCACAAGACACCGGAGCTTGGCGCCAAAAATAGGGTGGAACACGTCGGCCTTATTCAGCCCAATCAGGAACTTGTCCGGGGGAAATTCTTCTCCTTCCAGGTCGTTTTCCAGGCCGTTGCGGAAAAGGAGCAAACGATCCTTCCTGCCGTAGTTATATTCCCATGCGTAAAATTGAGCGGAAAGAGGCTCGTAACAGCGGGGGTAGATGATATCATCCGACGCCCATTTGATTTGATGAACGGTGTTGCCGCAAGTAAGCATATAGGTCAGGGATTTGAGCAAATCGTCTGCTCCCTGCTCTACCGTGTCCGGTTCCGGTTCTGACCGCCAGAAGGCGGATTCGACAAGCTCCGCCATTTCCTGCGCTTCCGGGGTCGGTTGCTGTCCTTTTTCCGTCCAGGGCATGACTGTCCATTCCATGCGGGCAACGGCGTTTGCTATTTCCCCAAGATTCTTCCGGAGACGCGGCCATTTTTCCAGCATAGCCATAAAGAGCTGTTCCTGCCGGTCCAGCCGCCCGGAAGCAATGGACTCTTTCAGAGATTTCAGGGATTCCGGGTCAAGTTCGGAGGCTGGCCAGTGCTTGAATTTATGATCAGCAAACGGAGAAACCAATATCTGGACCGCCTCTTTCACCTTGCCGCGAAGCCTGGGAAATAATGCCATGAACGAATAGAGATTTAAGGATTAAACAAGCTCCTGCGCCATGCTGAACGCATCGTCGCAGCGGTTCAGCCAGCCCTTCCCGAACACAGGAAACTGCTTGCAAGAGCGGTAAAACGCCTGACGCTTCTCCTGCAGAGCGATAAGGAACACCGCTTCACCCGTGGCGGCCAGCTGGTCCTGCAACTCCTGCCGGGTCCTGGGGCCGACAATCCCGTCCACCACAAGCCCGGCGCCGTGAATGTTCAGCGCGCGCTGCAAAATCTTCCCGGTATTCCTGCTCCCGGAATTGAAAAAATGGTCACGCAACATAAACTCCGTGGCCGGAAAAGCGTCGGAACCCAGCCAGGAACGCACGGCGGCGGTATTATCCAGGACGTACTGGAGACAACCTTCCCAGGCCTCTTCACGCCTTCCGGCATCCAACAGGGCCTTCAATCTGTTAAACACGGCCGGTTCAATGCCGTCGCAAATGCCGCAAATCTCCCACTTGCCGCCCTTGTCGGCGGCAGGAAGGCGGGAAACGCGCAGGGAATCCGGCCCGGTGACGCGGCTGTCTTCAAACCGGAGGATAGCCGCAGCCATCTTTCTTTCTGTAGGATTCATATTGTAAACTATTGGCTATGAGATAAAGGGAACTTGTAAGAAAAACTTTACAGTTGGTCAGTTTCCCGACGCTCGCAAGAGTACCATAGTAGCGATGGGAAAACAGAACGCCGCAACACCCGCCACCGTGTCGCCGAATGCGGCAAAAGCAATGCCCATCACACACCCTATCAGGGGAAGCAGAACGGAAGGATTCAGCAACTTATTCACCGCTACGGCCTCCTCTCTGATGTTCCAGGGCGGAAAGCCTCCCGTCCATGGTACGCAGGATTTCCGCTGTTTTGGCGGCCGTCTCCGCCTGTGTAGCGGCAAGGGCGCGGAAATCGCAATACACGAACACGCACGCTGCGATGCCGATAAACATCACAATCGTATCCTTATATTCCCGCACAACGGCCAAATATTCTTTAAGGGGTTTGCACATGGCCTTATTTCTTGGAGGGGATGACCTGCACGACGGGCGGAACGTCCGTTTCGGGTTGCGCTTGACTATAGGAGATATGCCCCGGTTCCAGCACCAGGCAAGAGCCGTCCTTGCATACCTCCGTGCGGTTCGGCGTCACGTCCACAGAATGACCGCAGCCGGGTTGCGTCAGAATCCCCGCGGCAACCAGGGCCCCAATCACAGCTCCGGCGATGACTTTTGCCCAACTCTCTTTGATACCCCAACCGGTCAGGAGACCAGTCAGCCAACTCACTTTTTCTTTATTCGTGCTCATATTATTTAGTAGTGAAATGCTTGAAAAACTCCACGGCGGCAGGATCAGTGATCACAAAAGCCGGGTAGTCATAAACCGTAAATATCCTGCGCCCGCCCTGGGGATTGACGGCCTCGACATCCAGCGCAACCTCATCCCGCTGCCCGGTGGGGGTATACGGATCATCCTCATTGTAGACAGTCGCCGTCATAAGATGTGCCCACACTTGGACGGCCTGCCAATCCTCACCCAATCCCACAAGCGCAGCAACTACGGCGGCCATGGCCGGGGCCTGTTCCGCTGGTACATCATTCTGTTGATAGCGGTCTATGCGGGTATATCCATCCGAATCCCGGTAAATGGCCGTCATGCTGAATTCCTGCCAGTTGCCCGGCTTCGGAAACTGAATTTGTATTTCTGCATTCATGATTCAATGGGGGTGTTAATGTCCACAAAATCAGCCGTTTCTTCTTCCTCAATGGCGTTAACGGCCATTGCTTCCAATGCGGCGTACATTGGATTGCGCAACCCATTGGCATAAAGGTAGCGGCTGCCTGCTCCCGTGCGAACCGAGGATGTCCAGGAATTGGGATTTTCCACATCCGCCACCAACGTGCTGAACCCCATGCCGTCTTCGAATCCTGAAACGCCTCTGAGGGCGGCTATTTTGAACAAAGTGTTTGTCTGGCCTCCCCCCAGCTCAATATAAAGCGACGCTTTCCCCTCGTATGACGACATGCTTGAAAGCCCCTCCTGCATGAAAATGAGCCTGTTGAGGCAGGCGGGAAATGGGTGGTTTTGAGTTGCGGGAATAAAACTTTCCGTAGTTTTCACCTGCCATGAATCACCGGAAGAGACGTAATAAATCTCCCGCACTCTAAGCACGTAACCTCCCCGGACAGCATCACGGACCGCTGTAGTTGTGATGTCGATAATCTCTCCGTAATTGACGGCCAGATTATTGCCCGGAATCATGGAAAATGAATCCATCGTCAGGCCGCCTCTTACCGTTTTTGATCCGCGGCCTAATCCAAAGGTAAATTTGGACGCTGTTGAACCGGACAGCGGTATCGAAAAGCCCGCGAAAGAGCTGTAATTATGCTGGCCCTGCGGCCCTTCAAAGGTAAACGTGGTCGTACTGTGTGCAGGGGCGCCGGAAGCTGCCGACGTTGAACTGGTTGCATAAAGTCCGGCATATTGAACAGAAGTAGTGCCGGCCCCCACTACGGGCATGGAGCTGGTTTTAAGATATAGAGGCTGAATCAACGCCTGCACGGCTCCTGCCAGCCCCATAGCATAAAAAAAGTTGACCGCTGACGTATCCGTTACTGCCCCCACGGCCAGCGGAATATTGATGCCGCCATTGGCATTGACGGAACCGTCAAACGTTCCTCCCGCGGCGGTGATATTGCCGGGAAGCGTCATGTTGCCTGCATCATCTACTTGAGGTATGGCCTCAAGAGCCTGTTGGGCCGCCGTCGCGGAGTTAGCCGCAGTGGTGGCAGATGTTGCGGCATTATCGGCAGCCGTGGACGCGGTGGCGGCGGACTGGCCTGCCGTCCGCGCCGCAGCCTCGGCGGTCGCGGAAGATTGCCGCACATCCCGCCCCAAGCTGTCCAGTTGCCGCGCGGTGGCCAGCTCCATTCCTCCCAGGGTGATGCCGTCGTCATAGTCCACTACTACGGTCATCAAGGGAGCCATCGTGCCGTTCACGGCGGGCGGGTTATTTACCTCCGTCACCAGGCCGCGCCCAGGGACGGACGGCGTAAGCACGGCGTGCATGCCCAGCGCGTAGGGCGTCATCTCGATCCCTTCGCATACCTGGATGATAATGACATCCCCGCGTTGCAACGTAACGCCCGGCGTAAATACCCACGTGGCCGTCTGACCGCTGGAAAGGTTGGACACATAGGCGGAGGTGCCAATCAGGCTGTAAGCTCCGTCCGTCAGCCTCCAGACACGCAGGCAATACTGATTCAGGGCGGGATCGTCAAAAAAATACACAGTGGAAATGCTTTTCAGGCGGCAGCTGTCGGGCAGATGCCCGGCCAGTATCTCGTCTCCCCACGTCATCGCGTAGCCTCCGACGATGGTCCAGGTGTCGGCGGCATCTCCACTGGACAAGGTGGATTGCCCGGTCACCGCTTCCAATTCCACGCCCGCATCCTTGAGCGCGGCCGGCAATTTATTTGCTACAGCCTCATTGACCAATTCCCCGCTTTCCACCTGTTCTTCCAGCGTTTCCACAAGCTGCTCTGCTTCATCCCGGGCCGCTTCGGCCTGTCGTACAAGTTCCTCGACCACAATGGACGGGTTTTCCACAATGGTCACGGAGCCGTCTTCCGTTTCGGGGATGGAGACATCAAGAGCACCGGCCACGGCCGCGGCCTCATTCGTTCCGTCCGGAGGCGTAACGCGGGACATTACATGCACGGCTCCCTTCAACAAGGGGTATTCTTTGCCCGATGCGTCGGTCAGAAAAATATCATATGCGCCGCATCCGGCGGCCAGCCTCGGCCATGTCACCAATGCCGTACTCACCCCCGTAACGGCACAGTCCAGCATGATCACCCCATCCTGTACCACCGCGCCGCGTAGCGTCATGCCGCTGATGTCCATATCCTCACCGGAAGGAGAAATAAAATGCAGCGCAAGAGACTGCGGCAGGGATTCCGTGGCGTGTACGTTGTAGTTGGCGGCTTGCCTCATGCACGCATTATCGCCCCAACGTGAGGGAGGGTACAACAATGTCAAAATGGGCTACGAACAGTCCTAAATGGGATAAAATTTCCCCGTATGTTTGACGGCGTGCTGACTCTTGCCCACAATAGGCCTGTTGCCCTCTCCTGTCCAAACTCCGGAAGATCCACGAAAGGAAGCCCATATAGCCCCCAGCAAGGCGTCCGCGCGATCAGGAGAAGACAGGTTGCGAGCCTTCATTTTCTCCTTCTTCTCGTTCCTGAGCCTGGAATCGTCCGCATATTCTTTCTTCCGGGTAGTCAACTGCACGAAAAGCGTCTTGTCCGGCCGCCTGGACCTGATATGCACTCGCCCGGTCATGAGTTCCAGTCCGGCGTCATTCCAGCATTCCGCCGAGAGATTGATGTAGCGGTCGCGGTCTTCCGGAGGGTTGTTCCCAAAGAACTCATTCGGATACCAACCTGATTCATTAAAATCGCTGATGACAGCCAGGCCCATGCCCGGAGCGTCCACCCACAAATCACAATCCGCAATGCCCAGCCCCTTGAGGGTGGCAATGCACTTGCGGACACTCTGCACCGTGTCCCGCTGTCGTTCCGCGTATTCAATCCAGGCTTCGTTTCCGTCGCAGATGGCAAGGACTGTTTCATCCCCGCCCGCGGCAATGTCCAGGAAGGCCACGGGGCGCCCCCTGCGCGGCTCGTAGGGCTGCCGCTGACCCCATTCCAGTTTTCCAGGGTCAATGATGTACAAATCTCCTTCCAGCGTGAATTCCGCCAGCACGACGGAACGGAAATAGGAATCATCCTCATTACCCCCCACACGGGCCAGAATGCGGTCAATGCGCTCCTGGGAGATATGGGGGCAATCAAAGGCCGTTACCACCATCGGACAGAAGAGGTCTTTTTCCTCGTGGAAACAGCGATAAAATTGCCCTTCCGGCTTGCCTGGGGATGAAAGGTAGATGCAGAATTGAAGCGTACATCGTTCAATGGCGTCAAAGATTTCATCAGGAACCGTCTTTGCCTCGTCCACCACGAAAAACACGGGGGAGGAAGGATCATCTCCGGTAAACTCGTCAACGTCAAACAGACGGGCTTTCTTCTCGCTGCGGGGGTCTTCCTCATCCTGTTCCTTCCGCTCATCCTTGAATTCGTCCGTCACACGCCCGTGCCAGCCTTCCGCCTTCCCGGCGTGGTTGGTGGAAAAGCCTTCGATGAATCCCCCTTCCGGCGTTTCCACGCGGCAATTCTTGAGCCATTTCCAGCCCGCAAGGGATGGGTTGTTCCGGTGCCGTTCCAGGGCAGGCCAGAGCTGGTTTTTTACCTGGCGCCATGAGCCGGACGTAATAGGCATACGCCCACGGGGGTAGCGCCAGAGAAACCATAGGGCAAGGATACCAATTACCTTGTCCGTCTTGCCGGAACCATTAGCAGCGCGCAGGGCAACCCGCTTTCCCCGGGCAGCCCTTTCAAGGGCCCGCATCTGCCATTTGTACAGCCCTGTTTCCCCCAGAATCAGGGCGGCAAAGATGACGGGAGAGTCTTCCGGCCTGACCGGAGCCCCTAGCTTTCTTCCTCTTCGGACCATATTTCTCTCAAGGCTGTCACTAACGGAACGATTGCTTCTGCTGGAAGTTTATGGGTCACCTCTACGTTTTTTTCTCCACCTTCCAGAGCCAACGCCGCACGGTCTCCGTACTTCTTCGGCATCAGCTTGGCAAGCATCCATTTGAGTGTGTCTATTTCCAACTTGACCGCCTGCAACATGGTTCCCCCTATTTCGGCACGTGGGGCCACTTCATGCCCTTTCTCCACAAGGTCAAGCAACTTGTCTTCTAGGGCGGCAAGCCGTTCCTCGCACGCGCGCGCGTATTGGTTTGCAAAATCCACGTTCTCTCTGGCCCAATTCATCACCGTGGGATGGGGAATGCCTTCCTTTTCGGCAGCCTTCCTCAGACTATCCCCGCAACGTATATGACCGCAAATGCGTTCAGAGAGGGCAGCGCTATACCTGGAAACATTTCCCTTCTTCCCGGTCCTCTCTTTCTTCATTTCGCATACTCCTTGTTGATTTTTTCCCACCCTGCCGGAGGTATATCGTCCTGGCGGGGAACGTACGCCTTTCCGGAGAGTTTCACATATCCTTCAATCCAGCGCAGCCCTTCCGCGTCAATACAGCGTTCAAAGCTGGGGCAGTCCGCGTTATCGTAGAGGATACTATCAGGTTTACGCTCATAAGCGCTACATTCCATACTACCCGGGTTGAGCTTCTTCTTGGAGCACAAAAGGCATTTCATCAGGAGAGGGTGGGATGTTTTGCATCCTTTGAAATCAGACTCCCAAATTCTCTTGTGCGCTGGTGATGTTTCTTCTTTCATATCATTATTGTATCAATTCACAGTCAATGATCAATTTCCCGTTCTGATTATGGAATTGGAGAAATTTGAGGGTTCCTCCCTTCTGGATGATGATTTCATCTTCACTGCTAAAATAGGTTTGCGGGCTAAGGCCGTCCCAGTCCTTACCGGCCCCTGCCCCGAATCTGGAAAAGGGCTCTGCATAAATGGCACGGGTTTTCTTCTTCAGGAGAATTCTGAACAACACGGGACGGTTCATGAATCCTTTCCCCTCCGCTACGGCAGCAGACATGAAACCTTCGTCTTTGAGAGGGTTTCCCACTACGGAGAGATTGAGCATATCAACCAGCTCGTCTGTTATTTCTTCTCCTTTCCAGTTCAAAGCGTCTTTCAATTCCTTGTAAACCCCACAGCCACGGAAAACAACCATGTCTTGAGGCACTTTGCATCTGTCAATGACTTTGGCGATCTGTTTCGCCTTGGCGTTGGACTTCCCCTTCCTCAAATCGTTGTTGATGCGGGCATATCCATTTCCGGTGTAGGAAAACAAAGCGTTCTTTTCCAGTCTGGATGCCTTTGCCCACACTTCCCCGGTAACGCTTCGCAAAAGGTCATCAGCTTCCTTATCCGTCAACGGGGCAGGCATCTTCACCTTGGGGACATCTCCCAGGCTGACCGTGTGCGTGACGGCTGAGACTGGCGCAGGAATGGGAGCAGAGGGAACCTTGATGACTTTCTCCGCCGTTTCCCTGGCCTTTTTCGCCACTTCCTGTGAGGGAAAGACAACCTCATCAGATTTGTCCTGTTTGACTCCCCAGCGGTCTTCATAGACCTTTTTCAATTTGGCCTTCAGTTCCTCCGGCAACTTCGCCGTACTGGCCTTCTTGCCGTACCCGTACCGTTCAATCAGGTCAATCCCGAAGCGCTCCGCACCCCTTGGACGCTTCAACGGCTCCCCGGGTTTGAGTAGTCCCAGCCGTTCGCATTCTTCCCGGGAAACAGGCTCCTGATCCATGTAGGAGTTGAAGCCGAACGGCGGCCAGGGGACCTCAAAGCCCCCGAGGCTGGCGGCGTTCATTTCGTCTGCCCAAAAAGTAAAGTCGGTTTTAAGCCGGACAGCATCTTCGTTGACGACATGAACAAGCCGCTTTGTCTTGGCTCCCGGAAAGCGGATGAACCGGAAAGCAGGCCATGCTTTGAGATTGGCTGGTTTCATGGATGCCTCCCATTGAGCAGCCCCAATGCTTTGCCGGACGTTGGTCTTGAAAATGAGCTTCAGACGGGCCAGAGCACCGATGTTTTTAATATCGTTGTGATACTTCGGGCCTTCGGCGTCCGGTGGAACAAGCCCCTCGGTTTGGAGCCATTGAAGTGCCTGGTTGGAAAAGTCCGCGGCGCTTCCTACCTTGATAACCGTTTCCCCATTGGGTAAAGTCTCCTTTTCTCCTGTCAGATAATTCTTAATCAACCTGTGCAGCCGTTCCAGCAATCTGATATTCTCCACCTTGGAAGAGAAAAACTTGTTTTCCTTCATGGCAGCGTTCAGAGCAGCCCATTCCTTTGAATCCATGCCGGAGGGTGTGGGATGTTTTGCCAGGAATTTTTCCAGGGGTGTTACCATAGAGGCAATTCTGGATGTTCAAAGGGGGGAGGTTCAATCTTGCCAAATTGGGCTACGTGATGTTCCAGAATGCGGACGGCGGGAAGACGGTAGAGTCCGGCGGATTCCAGAGCATTGATAATGCTGTTGGCGCGTTCTTCGGCTTCCTGTCTGTCGTTAGTACCAAGTCCCAGCTCGACAAGTTTGCCTTTCTTTCTGGGATCCACCAGAAGCGTTAAGCGCAGTTTGTAGGATCCGGGCTTTCCTCGCCGCGTCGGCTTGTTTTTTCGCAGGGATGGTTTGGGGGGTCTCATTTGTTGGTGACGGGATAATTCTGTTCTTCCTCGTATTTTGTGAGTTCCGCGGTCCAGCGGAATTGAATACGCCCCAGCCGGCCGAAGCGGTTTTTGCCGATGATCCACTGCGCTTCCGTGGGGTCGTGCTTGTCGGGCTTGTACATGTAGGGGCGGTGGATCATGATGATCTGGTCGGCGTCCTGCTCAATGGAGCCGGAGTCGCGCAGGTCGGAAACGACCGGTTTGCCCTGGGCGTTCCCGGCTCTTTTTTCCACGTCGCGGTTGAGCTGGGCCAGCACCAGGACAGGAATATTGAGTTCCTTGGCCAGGGATTTGAGGCCGGCGGAGATTTCCGAGACTTCTCGTTCACGGCTTCCCCGGGCCTGCTGGGTCGTGGAGCGCACCAGCTGCAGGTAGTCCACGCCGATGCATTTGACGCCGTGTTCCCGGACCATCCGGCGGCCCCGGGCTCTGATGCTGTCGATGGTAAGGGAGCTTTCGTCGTCGATGTGCAGCGGGGCGGCCGTGATTTTTCTGACGGCGGCCGTGAAATGCTGCTGCTGTCCGACCGTCATCGGCCTGCCGCGGCGGATGTCGTCGGAGTTGATGCCGGCCATGCCGTAGAGGATGCGTTCCAGGAGCTGGGATTTCGGCATTTCCAGGCTGAACATGCCCACGGGGGTTCCCCCGAGGCAGATGTTGGTGAGGATGTTGACCAGGGCGGCGGTTTTCCCGACTCCGGGCCGGGCGGCAAGCACGATCATGGCGCCGGGCTGCAGGCCGTCCAGGGTCAGGTCCAGGCGGCGGTATCCGGAGGAGATTCCTTTGATGGCTCCGGGGTTGTTCATGCGCCATTGCAGGTTTTCAATGATGGTTCCCACGGCTCCGCGGATGGTTTCGGTCTGGCGGACGCCGCACCGGTCCCGCAGGGCGGACATGCCGCGCTCGGCTTCATCAAGGGCTTCTTCCGCGCTTTTGAGCTGATCGCCGGCAGCTTCCGCCATCCGGGAGGCAAACGCGAGCAACGCATGCTTTTTGGCGGCTTCCGTGACCATTTCCAGGGCGGCGGCGGTTTTGTACCGGGCAAGGGCTCCGTAGGTGGCCGTTTCCACGACTCCGGCGTGTCCTCCCACGGCGTCAAGCTGGCCCTGGGCTTCAAGGCGGGCGATGACGGTGAGGGCGTCCACGGTTCCTCCCGTGCCGGCGACGGTTTCCAGGGCGGTCCAGATTTGCTGGTGCGCCGGGAGGCTGAATGTCTGGCGGCTGATGCCCTTGTCCCGGAGGTCAGCAAAGGCCTGGGAGCCGTCCATTGCCTGAGAGAGCACCAGTTTTTCGGCGTCGATGAGTGTCTGAGAGTCGATCATGTTTTTTTGAAATTGTTGATTGTTAAAGTTCTTCAAGGTTGCTGTAAGGGTCTTTGTCTCCGTTCCCAGGGGGTGGCGGATGGTTGACGGCGTAGGAGGTGGCGAAGCTGATGGCGTCGGATTGCCATTTGGTCACGGGGATGCCGTTGCGGGTCCAGTTGACGGCATCCCGGCTTCCCCAGTAGGCTGTGGCGCAGTCCGGTATCTGGTCGGGGGTTAAACGCACACGCCCCGCAAAGGCCGCGGCCCGAAGATGGTCTTCGACTTCTTCCACGGTGCACGGAGAGGGGGTAAGGGGGTGAATTCCTTCCTTCCCTTCCTTCCCTTCCCTTACGGTTTTCGGATAGGTTTCAACATAGGGGGCTACGTTGGTTCCTATTTCGGTTCCTACGTTGGTTTCTGAAATAACCGACGTAGGTTTTTCTTCGGTTTCCACGTCGGTTCCTGTGTGGGTTTCAACATGGGTTTTCTTGGGGCGGCCTCCTAATTTTCCATTTTCACGAGCGGTTTTCCTTTTGGTTTTCAGGGTTTCCTGAATTTCATGCGGATATCCGAATACGATGAGATTGTCGCCGTCAAAGTGGTAGAGTTCGTTTTCCACGCTGATTTCCTGATCCGTCACGCCGCAGGTCTGCATCCAGCGGCGCATGCCCCAGGAGCGGCAGCCCTCAATGATGCCGCCGTTTTCCTGTTCGCAGCACCAGGCCAGCAGAGAGATCCAGGTGGCGCGCTGTATGGGTTCCGCCCCGATATATTCGGGGCTGGAAAACAAGGCTGTTGGGATGTTGATGAATTCCATAATCAAAAAAGCGTCAGTTGGGGGTTGTAGATTTCATAAAGACCAGGAAGACGGTCTTCCCGCGGCGGTGTCCGAACAAAGGTTCATGGCTGGCCAGTTTCAGAACTTCCGCGGTTGAAACCTGATCCTCGCACCACTTGAACACCAGAATGCCGCCCGGTTCCAAAACCCGGAAACACTCCCGGAAGCCGGATTTCAAATCCTCCCTCCAGGTTTTCTGGTCCAGTTTTCCGTACTTCTTGGCCAGCCAGGATGATTCCCCAGCGTGAATCAAGTGCGGAGGGTCGAATACCACAAGGCGAAACGCCCCGTCGTTGAAAGGCATCTTCCGGAAGTCCCCGACGACGTCCGGCTTGATTTCCAGGGTTCGCCCGTCGCAAAGCATGTGCGTTTCCTCCCGGCGGTCCATGAACACCACGTCAGGATGGCGGCGGTCAAACCAGAACATGCGGGAGCCGCAGCAGGCGTCAAGAATGGCTTTCATTCCCCCTCCTTTCTCGGCTCCCAGTAAACAGGCCATCCTTCATGGACGCAGACTGCGCAGAACTTGTACTGCGTTAGCTCATGTTTACAGTTCGAACATCTCCGTCGCATAGGATGCACCCACGCCCGGCACGCGGCCCGTTTCTGGCGGACGGTATGGATTTTCCCGGCAAGGTCCGTTGCCATTCTTAAGATCCTTTTTTCAGAGGGCATCAAAAGGTAATATGGCTCTCCAAATTCATGAATGGCGTGTTGCCGGATTTTCTGAATGGTTTCCCTGACGGACTCCACGGATTTTCCGCATTCGTAAAACGCTTTCTGTTCAGGCGTCATTTTCATTTTCTTCCTTTCTTTGTAAAAGAACGACATTAACCGCTTGAAGAAGCCCTTTAACTTTACCAATCAAATAAAGGTAATACCCATACGCGGCGACGGTGGCTAAAAAAACTATAAGTTGCGCAATATCAAATATCATTGCTTCCTCCTTTCTGCTCAAGCTCCCAGGGCCATTGTTCAACATCTTCCGGCACATAAGACATGCTGTACCCATAAGTGCTGCCAGCGCGTATTACTCCTTTTTCAACATCTGTTTTAATAACGAAAAAGTTATCAGGTAATTTCCTGATTTTAATAAGGTCGCCGGGTTTCAACCGCATGATGGGAGGGAACAGGGAAACAAGCCTATCCATATCTTCAATACATGCCTTCTTGGTTTTCCAAAAATGGGAACTCTGGAAGAAGCAGTTGTAGCAACCAGCAACCCAATCGGTTGTTATCCCATGGGCATCATATCCTCGTATGGCTTTCAAAGGTGTGCCGCAAAGAGGGCATTTAGGCGTTTTCATCGGGGTCCTTCCTCAATCAAGGCTTTAAGTTCATCAGAACAACGGAGGCGTGAAGCATTTTTCACTGTGCAAATAAGGTGCTGCGCCCACCGGGCATGCCGTTTCGTGGGGTACTCCATGCGATAGCGGGCGATAATTCCTTTGTGGTGTACAATCGCGGCCTGAACTTCGTATTTCCCGTCGTCGGTTTTCTTCATGGGGCAAACCTGCTGAACGATGATGTGAGGATTCCGTTTCATTGCTCTGATCCTTCTTGCACAGTGATTGTTATTTGTGGTTCTTCGCCCCACCATTTATCCACGGACGCGGAATACACCTGGGCGTCATCCTCCCAAAATCTCAACCGGGTCAGGACATCCTGCAGGGTTTTGGCCAGGTTGTCCCAGTCCGGTTTGGTCGTTTTCGGAATGAGCCCGATCCGGTTTTTTTTCGGCTCGCTCTTGCGGTAGGGCCAGACGAAGGCCAGCTTCAGGGAGACCGGCCCCGTCAGGGGCCGGGCCGGTTGATAAGGTTTCAGCAGGGTCAGGTAATCGCTGATGACCAGTTTCAATTCTTTCGTGTCCGCCAGTTTGGCGTGTTTCCCGATGTTGACGATTTTTTTGTTCTGGTGCGTTTTCGTCGGGGGAACAATCGGCAGCATGATGGTTATCGGCTTGTTCATGGCTGTTGATTAGAAGGGGATTTCGTCTTCTTCCGCCGGCGGTCCCGCCGTGGCGCTCATGTGGTTGTTGGCCGGCAGGTCCGCCGGGCGCGGAGGCAGGGGCGCTCCGCCGCGCCCCGCCGCTGTCCTGTCCTGCGCCGCCATGATGGCCCGGGCTTCGTCCGGCCCCAGCACGTCTTCGCAGTTGCTGAATTCGGGATAAGTCCCGTCCGCCCTGGGCTTGTCTCCCTGTCTGACGCTGAGCCGGACGTAGCAGGGTTTGCCGAGGTATTCCGCCGGGTTGATGATGACCTGCTGGCCGGGTTGGTAGACGTTTCCGGTGACGTTTTTGACGAACAGGTCGATTTTCCAGGCCAGGTCTTTCGAGGCGGTCAGGTAGTAACGGACCGTCGCCGCCCCTTCAGGGCCGAAGGCTCTGATGTGGACGGCCAGCTGCGGGCATCCCCGCGTTTTGGCGCCTTGGGAGATTCCTTCTTCCATTTTGACGATTTTTCCTTCGTAGACGCCCGCGGGGAGAAATCCGTATTCGCTGGGCTCGCCTTCTGATATGTAACTGAACATAATGGTTATTTGGTGGTTGCGGTTTTGGAGACGGAGATTTTTTTAACGTAGGAGGAGCCGGCCCCCGTCCTGACCAGTTCTTCCGGGAATTGTTGTTCCGGCAATGCTTCCGCGAACAAGGCGCGGAAGATGTCCGCCTTGAGCGGGCCATAGGATTTCAGGAGTTTCGGGACGCCAATCCAGGTGGCGTATTTGGCGACGTCTTCCGGAGCGACGGTGTCCGTGCCTTTCCGGGAGACGCGCCTGAATCCGGGGACTTCCGTGCCGTTGTTGAGGTAGTCGAGGATTTTTTCTTTTCCCTTTTTGACGTAACTTTCCAGCACAGCCGCCTTGGTGACGAATTCCGCCAGCCTGGACGGGTTTTCCGCGATTTCGGCGAAGCTCGCTTCCAGCGTTCCGGCTTCCGCCAGGGTCAGCATTTCCTGCGCCGCCCGGTTCCGCAGCGGGCAGGTGTCATGCGAGGCGCACCAGCCGCAGTAGTCGCAGAGGCGCGGCCCGCCGCCGCGGTCCACGGCGTCCACCACGCCGTTGACGATGGAGATGGCTTCCCGGTAGGTGAATTTCCGGGTGACGATTTGCTGCTGGTCGCAGTAGAGGAGGTGGCAGGTGATTTCATCCATGAATTCCCGTTCCATGAAGGATTTCGCGTAAGAGGCCTGCTGTTCCCAGTAGTTGCGGATTTGGCCGCTTTTGAGGTCGAAGAGTTTGCCCAGCGCGGGACAGAGGCAGTCCGCTTCCCCGCCTGTCACGCGGGGGTGCCATTGCGGGAAGGCGCAGCGGTTTTTGTCGGCAATGACTTCTTCCCCGGAGCAGAGCGTCCGGACCGTTTTCACCGCCCAGAGGATGGATTCTTTTTCATCGGCTTTCAGGTGTTCACACGCCCTGAATTCGTCCACGCCCATGAGCAGGGCCCGGAAGGCGGCGTCCATCCGGGTTCCCCGCTGGGCCGCTTCTCCCGCGTCGGGGGAGGAGACGTAGCAGGGGCATTGCGCCAGCTTGGGGAGCAGGGACGGCCTCAATAGTTCCGTGGCCGGGGCCGGACGGGGCCCGGCAATGTCTGAGAGGATTTTTTGCAGGTCGTCCAGGTTGACGGCGTATTCCGCTCCGTCCAGGGAGAGGACGGCATGCCCGGTTTCGCGGGCGACGTTGATGCAGGTGACGGGTTTCATTGGGCGGCAGGGGTGTTGTATTGCAGAACGGCCGTGTTGAACCGGTCGGGGGCGGAGAGGATGAAGGAGGCGAATTTTTCCGAGACGGCTTCAAGGCCCTGCCCCGGCTGGATTTCCTTTTTGTACGCGAGGAAGTTCAGCGCTCCCGGCACGTCGTTGATGACCGCGGCCAGTTGGTCCGCCAGGGAGGGAGCCGGTTTTTCCTGCTGTGCGGGAGGCGGCGCCTGCTTTTCGCCGGCCGGAGCGTTCCCGGAAGGTCCGCAGCCCGCTCCAAACAGCAGGCGGGAGATTTCCCCGGCGTCCATCGCCATCACCGCGGGCATCCCGTGCCGGTTTTTGGCTTCCCAGGTGGCCCGGTGCTCCGTGTAGACGGCACGCAGTTCCCCGCCTTTGGCCTTGCCTCCGTCCGTGAAGGTGGTCACGTAGTTGCAGAACAGGATAGCGTCCCCCCATTCCTTGAGTTTTTCCTTGGCGGTGATGGCCTGTTTGGCCGGAGCGTTGATTTTGATGGTGTACATGGTGTAGGCTTCCCCTTCCGGAGGGTTCACCGTTTCCACTCGGCAGTGGCAGATGACGGCGATGTGCAGCCCCGCACTCCGACAGTTGTCAAAGACGGAAAGCAGGTTGACGAACATTTCGCTGGCCTGGGCGTACCCTTTTCCATAGCCGATGCTTTCAATGGAGGAGATTTTTCCGTCTTTGGGGGAGGCGTTGTAGTCCCTGATGACCTGGCGGGCGCACATGTCCCACAGGCGGTCTCCCGTGTCGATAACGAGCGTTTTGTAAGGGAGGTTTCCGTTCCGGGCTTCCTTGTAGATGTCCTGCAGGGCTTCCAGCATGGCGCCGTAGTGGTCTACCTGGATGCGGTCCACATTCATGTGCTGGGTTCCTTCTTCCGTGTCCAGGAAGAGGGGGGCGGGCAACCCGGCCGCCAGCGTGGATTTTCCCACGCCTTCCGGCCCGTAGATGATGACACGCTGCGGACGCTGCTGCACTCCGCGCTTGATGTTTTGTAATAGGCTCATATTATTTCCTTGTTTGATTGTATTCAGGTCGGGCGTCAGTTCCTGCTGGCCCCGGCCTTTTTGGTTATGGGTAGTTGGAAAGGGTACTGACGGAGTTACGTTTCCGCTTAGCGGGAGGTTTGTTCATGTCCGTCCTGGTTTTGGATGTCTTTTGGGTCAAATACCTGTACACGCTTATCGCGGAAATTCTATATTCGCGTTGATTGGTGCCAATGTCTTCTATTTCATGGTTCTGCAACAGGTTACGAACCTTTTTCCTACCCCATAAACAAGCAGGGTGTTTCCGCAGATCCTCAAGGGTAAGCCATATCTTGCCGTCGAACATGCGAGTGGCATTCTCTTCCTCGGACTCATTCAAAATCAGCAAGCCACGTTCATGAAGGGATTCTATGGTTTGCTCCACAATAGAGGTTACAAATTGATCTAATCCGTTCATAATTCACTAAGATTTAACGATGAAATAAATGATTGCAAAAATACCAACCAGCAGAGCGGAAAAGACAAGGTTCTGTACGATACCGGGCCGGGGGTTGAGTTCGTCTTCCGGAAAGCCTATTGGGCAGTCGTAAAGGGATTCCATTTTCTCGGCACGGTCGCGGCGCATCCAGTATTGTTCGTTCGTCATTTTTTTCATTGTTGATTTCTTGTTTATCTCGTTTTAATTTGTTCAGGTTATGCGTTCGAAAATAGAATTCTATTCTTATCGCTGGGTTGAGCCTAAAGAAGTTTTCGGAATTCACGGATATTGGCGGCCGGATGAAATTATCTGTGCTTTCCTCGACCAGATACGAATAGAACCGCCAAGAGGGCAGGAAACAACCGTAGCAACCATTTCAACAGGAAACCCCGATGAACAAGAGCAATACATTGTTCCTGCTTATGAGTATGAGAGGATAAAGCATGCCCAATACGGACACGGGCACGCCCTCCCCTTCTATTCAATACAGTGGGATCCCTCTGCACCAGTTTGAGCGTCCAAGCCGGTGCATCTGTGCAATAAGTCCCCTGAGGAATCAACAGGACTCTATCAAGCCTGGCTTGATAAACCTCATACAATCTAGAATCATCTTCGTAGGTGAACTGTACAATATCGCCCGGAAGAAAAGGGTTTTCGGGGGATGGCTTGTTTTCAAAACCATCGTAGACTGTTTCTAATAATTTCTTTTGCATGGTATTTATCGTCTGTTAAACCGGATTACAGCTCGTGCCAGCCGAGCAGCTTCAATTCGTCAATCAGGGCTTCTTCCATTAGGCTGCCGGCTTCTTGGGGTTCTTCGGGCGGGGGTGCTTTGTCATCTCCACCACTTCTTGAGCCATTCGAGCAAATAAGGAGCAAATCAACTGCTCTTTAGTCATTCTGGCAGCATCAGCCACCATCCCTAACCACTTGCTGGGTGGTACTGGTATTTCTATTTTCACGCGGGGTGTCGTGTTCATGGCTATTTATTACTACGCCACGTATAATTTTTCAACACATTTTTGCACACACCGTATAATATTTCCCGATTTTAGGTGTTTACATTTCTACAAAATATCGTAATATCAACGCATGACGCCGACAAAAGAAGACATTAAAAAATGGCTCAAAGATATTGGCGAAGATCGTTTCTGGCTCGCCAAACAATGCAAGGTCGACAAAAGAACCGTAGATTCATGGTTATCTTCTGATAGATCACTCCCTGCGAGAGCGATTATTTTGATCAACCAACTTATGATGCCGAACACAGCCGAAAAAGAAGGTCGTAACCTCCGGCGTGTAGAAACTCTCACCTTGCAATTCTCAAAATCAGAATGGGAGACCATCAAGGAATACCAAAAATTACATCCGGGAAAATCCGTTGCACAACTTGCCGAAGAATTTGTTCTAAACTTGGCTGACTCTCTCCAGAAAAATTTCTCATTCACCCCACAAGCTATTGACTCATTTTCTGAATCTTTGGACTACACCACTCAAGTAGTCGGCAACACGGCAGCCGGTAAACCTTCATCTGGCGAGACTGTCCCGCAGGACATCCGTATTTATCGTCCTCTTGAATGGGGCGAATTCGTCTTACGAGTCAACGGCAAATCAATGGAACCCGAAATACCGGACGAATCCCTGGTCATCATCAAAAAATATGAAGACTACCTGTTCCCGGCACTGGGATCCCTGGTAGTCTATAACGAAGGTAATGACTACACCCTGAAAAAACTTGCCAAGCGTAAAAACCCGGAAACCGGGAAAATGGAATATGTCCTCAAGTCGATCAACCCTGCTTATAAAGATGTGGAACCTATAGCGGAGGGCAAAATCTCCGGCATCTATGTGGAAACCCTGGACAGGTGGGAGAAAGCTTGACAAACGCTCGCTTGACAAAGCCGGAGAAAAGGGCATAGTAAGGACAGCTCAATTATTTTGGATTTGTCACTACATAGACACCTCTAAACATTAGCCCCGGCTGTTAGCGCAGCCGGGGCTTTTTTGTCAGCTCATCAAAATCAGAACCATTTCTAACACTTTGATCAGCAACTCAATTATTTTTTCTTTGTCCATTTACATCTTACACCTCCTTTCTTTATCGCCGGATCAACCGGCTAGGCCAATATACAGAAAAACAGAATTTTTTTTGCAAGATATTTCTATCTATAGTTTTTTGATACTCAAAAGATTACATATTTTATACATACCCAAGAATGGCGGCAAAATCTCCAGCATCTATGTGGAAACCCTGGACAGGTGGGAGAAAGCTTACTTCGGATTATTAAAATTCCTTTTTTATTATATCAATGTTGGCGTCTTTTTTTACATTTACGACATTTATATTTCTTTTTTGAGAGACTTTTTTTGTGTTGTGATACCACTAAATACAATGGGTTATCGTATTCTATATCTATAGTGTTTGTTATTTGTTTATTATTCCGCATAAATAAAGTAATAGATAATAGATTTATTATATAAAAAACTATTAAAATCCTAATCATATCATACTTCTTTACACCACTCGAGAGATAAATTTTTATTCAGAGAAATTTTTCTAATATTAAAATTTATTCAATATATTGATTCATTCCTGTAATCTCTTTATGCTCTCCGAAATTCGGACAATCCAAAACACATTTTCAACACTATCAACTCCGCTCTAGGTGGCTCAAGTCATGGGGGTAAACGTATCTCCTTTTTGAGAAATTATTAGGACAGAAGAAATTCTTTTAGGTTAAATTTATTATGTCTTGACTTCATTCTATACTTTCCCATGATTTTACCATGTTTCTCAACGGTAAAACTTCTTTTCTTCTCACACTCACAGGACTTATTGGAGGAATTATAGGTGGAACAATCGTTTGGTTGTGCGTTCGCCCCTCCTCCACGTCTGCAAGCTTTCCTCAAGCCCCTCCTGAGATAGTCAAAGCCGACCTAGTTTCTACATGGGAGCTTGCCCAACAAAATGATCTTTATTCCCTGGAAAAACTCGCCGATACTTACGAAACAGGTGAATGTGTGGAACAAAATCTCCCCAGAGCTCTTACATATCGAAAAAAAGCGGCTAACCTTGGTAGCGCGGAATCTGCATACTTAGTCGGATATTCCTATGAAAGAGGAATAGGCATCAAAAAGAACGGGGTAAAAGCCGAGAAATACTACTGGCAAGCAGCAAAAAAAGGGCATCCCAAGGCACAATATTCGTTAGCTTTACATTCTTCTGGGTTGGATGAAGACGGAAATGATCCTTTTTCCCCATCTCTCAAGTTTAACATATCAAAGGAGAAAGCCTTATCTCTTTTAAAAAAATCAGCGGACCAAAACTACGGTTTGGCAGAACATATGCTCGCAGGTTTTTATTCAGAACAAAAGAAATACGACGAAGCAATTCTATTCTATGAAAAGGCAGCGAAGCACGGAGAAACGGATAAATGGGGATTGGAAAAAGCTAAAAATGGAAAAATGAATCAAGCAATCAACATTGAAAATCCTTCCACAGAAATTTTGGAAGAATTTGATGATGGAAATATTGAATATAAATGGAAAGTCCTTCTTACTAACACTGCTGATACTTTATGGAACGGATCTGTGACTTTCAAGCTTTTAGATATTAATGGAAAAACAATAGATGAAGCCGTTAAATTTGATATTTCCATACCTGCGAATGGAAATATTACAGTAGAAGGTGTTCGTTTTATACCAAAAGAAAAATTTGATTCTAAAACAAAAATCAACATTAATGTCGAATATAGTAAATGAATATCTATTTCAGAAAAATAATTAATTATATTTGTTTTACTCTTCTTTTTTCAGGAGCGGAAAAATCCTTTGGAGAGTCACACGAAGTCTCATTTGATGTTAGTCAAGTCGAAGAAATATCTCTGCTCAATTCCCTGACTAAAAAAGCATTGGAGGGCGACGGGGAGGCGGCCTATGAGGTCGGCAGAATGTATCTGCTGGGAAAAGAAGTTCCAAAAAATGAGCAACGCGCTTTCTGGTGGTTCGAGCGAGGAAAAAAGGCTGGGGATATAGGTTCTCAAATTATGGTTGCTAGATGTCAAATATGGGGATGGGGAACTAATGTTGAGCCAATGGAAGCTTTAAAAAATCTAGTTGCTCCATTAAAAAATAAATCCAGCTTTGCTATATCAACAACGTGCTCCTTATTAGATAGACATCCAGATATTTTCCTTATTTCTAAGGAAGCAAGAAAAATATCAGCCTCTTTAGTATTGATGCTCACAGAATTATTAAAAGAAAAAAATGATCCTGAACTTGCTAAAGAGTGTGCAGAAAAATTACAAAGCTTTCTTCAAAAATTTGAAGACAAAGCATCTATAGAGGCGGAATTTGCTAATATGACTAAAACGCAAGCTAAGCGGCAAATCAAAGCACAAAAAATTGCACGTAAAGAAGCTCCTTTAAGCATTCTAAGTAAAGGTATCAAAAAAATATCTGAATCCACAAACTATGTATATTACTCATGGAAAGCAGAAATACTCAATACTACTGGGAAAAATTTAAATATGGATGCCAAGCTTGTAATCAAAGATAAAAATGGCTATCAAATAAAATATACATATTCATCTCAAACTGTTATTCCCGCAAGAGAGAGCAAAGTTATCACTTCACAAGGAATGCTAGAAAAACATTTGTGGAAACCTGGAAACACGATTGAGGTTATTCCCTATATACACGATTAATTCTATTCGAAACTTTCCTTTCCATCAATCATTTTCCTTAAAATAAAAATCATGAGGAAAAATTTGCCCACGTCTGTTTTTTGAAAATATAGCGCACTTTTCCTTATTGCTTTTTCTACGCATTGTCATTGGTGAGAGCGTGGACGATGTCTGCGTCAGGACAATATAGCCTAAGTTCTTGCGCAAGGGTTTCATAGGCACTCCGTAGCCTTTCATCGTGCCGTGGAAAATAGGCAACAGTGATAAATTTTGGACTGCCCGCGCCCTCATTGACAAGAGTCCCCCATTTCACGAGGTAGTAGTAAGGAAGATCTGTGAATTTTCAGATCTGGCCTTCATGGGTTTTACATACAAAGATTGTAAAAAGATTTATAAGATGCTCACATGCAAACTCCATAATCTTCAACTGTCTTCTTGTCTTTGTACTCGTGCAACAAACAATCCGATTATTTTCACGTCTGATCTATGTTGTAATATAACCTCTTTCATAGCTTTAAAATGACTACCCGCTGTCAATACATCATCAAAAATGATGATTGTAGAACGGGCATTATTTAAGGCTTCCTTGTCTACTTTATAGTTTTCTACAAGTTGTCCTGGATGGTTTCTATTTTCATTACAGTGGGAAGCCTGCATAGTTGTTTTCTGTTCTACTATTTCACAGAAATCCAATTCGTTATTAAGAAATTTTGCATATTTCAAAATAAGAACCATTCTGTCATCATAGAGGGGATCAGATTTACAATGAGAAGGAGGAATAGGAACAAAAGTAAATTTTTCCATAGGAATAAGAGCTGCAACCCAGTGAGCGATAGTTTTTATCGCCTCTTCCTTGTAAGGATAATCCCTACATCTCTTACGATCTATCCCCTTTTTTAAATTCGCTATCAATTGATTCATTTGGCTATAATTAAAGCCGGCTCTAGGAGTATACGTTCCCCAACAATAACACTTGTCGTCTTTTTTTAGATAGGGATGCTGATGAAAAGAAGATTCATCTATGAGAGTAAATCTAAATTCATTCATGATCATAAATGTTTTCTAATATCCTCATAGTCACGGACACGGATTGCACCTTTTGCTTCATACTTCGCAGGCCATGAAATAGAAGAATTTTTAAAACAGGAATCTAAAATAAATAACTTCCTATTTTGTTGCAGTGCTGCTCTTGCTTGAATTAATGTTCCTGATGTATCAGATGCTTCTACTATAACAGTCGCTTCGGTTATTGCAGACATTGTTACATTTCTTTCAGGGAAAAATAATCGGTTCATGCGATAATCCTGATTTTTATACCGAATAAACGGAACCTGACTAATTACGAGATGTTTTTTACTGATATATTGTTGGAGCTCTTTATTTTCTTTAGGATAAAAAGAAGATAAAGGTGTTCCTATTACACCAATTGTATTACCCCCACTTTCTATAGCTGTTTTATGAGATACAGTATCTACACCCTGCGCAAGTCCAGAGACAATCGTAAAACCATCCTTAACAAAATATTTCACAAGTCTTGCCGCACGTTTCTTCCCTTCTTCTGATACTTTTCTTGCCCCAACAACTGATATAGATCGAGTATTTAACAATTCCAAATTCCCCTGGTAATAAAAGAGTTCCAAAGGGTATTTAGCATCTTTTAATTTTTCTGGATAATCTATAGTTCCTTTAATAACAATTCCCAGATTATATTTTAATTTTTTAGACAGTATATCTAATATTTCACTTTTTACTATTTCTTTATTTTCTATACTTATTTGAATAAGTAATTCAGAAGGAAGGATATCGCCATATTTTTTAAACTCATCAGCTAATTTTTTGAATGTTGTGTTTCTCTTTTTCCACAAAATTTCGTAGGCAATCATCTCTTGGAATGGAGAGATAGCCTTTTCAAATGATTCATTAGACTTATCAAATTGGAGTTGCATCATAATAAATAGGGATAGAATATCCGAGAAATCGTCACATTACAGGAATCAATATAGAAGCTACTTCGAGATTTTTCAATGACCATTTCTGCCTTGCTATAGTCTTATTTCTATCATTTTTTCTTTTTAGATTCTTCGATTGCCTTATCAGCAACTTGGGGAATGTCAAGGTGTAGATGAATAACTCAAAAAGTAAGTTTCCTAGCTGCAGCCTTACTGTGTTCGTCCCGGAGGTGTCCATATACCTTCATAGCCAATGCTCCGCCGTCACGATGCCCCAGCCATTTAGCCACCGTAGGAATATCAATGCCTGCCTCAATGCAGGACGTGGCGAAGAAATGCCGTAAATCGTGAATACGGACGTGAGGCAGTCCAAGCCTGATACATGCGTTTGTGAGGGCCTTCCGGGGGCTTTCTATGGCAAACACCGGGTCATCGGGGCTATTTCCCTTTCTTTCTCTTCGCAGGCTTTCTATTATTTCTCCCAGGGACGCGTTAATGTACAATGTCCGACGTGATGTAGCATGCTTGATATCGGGTACGGAAATGGACTCCTTTCCGATGTCTCCCCACACCAAGCGACGTGCTTCCTCAATACGCAACCCTGAATAAGCCAGGAAAGCGATCATATCCGCCGCTTCGGAATATAGCCCCTTCTTTTGCCACTTTCTCAATATAGGAGCTTTCTTCACTTCCTCAACGATTCTTCGGAAATCTTCTTTTCCCGGAACGTTAAGCTTCGCACTCCGCAAAGTCATCCTTTCAAGCTTGGATGCCGGATTGCTTTTGATGCTGCCTGCTTCCTGCAGCATGGTAAAAACGTTTTTCACAATAGCGAGTGTTCCGTTTGCTGTGCGGGCGGATACAGACAAAGCATCCTTCTTCCACCAAACCCGACACATTCGTTCCGTGATGGCTTCTGCTGCAATATCACGGGCAACAAGCTTTTTGGCCCGACCGGAAAAAAACTTAATGGATTCCAGGGCTGCCGGTTTGAGGTTCGGGCGCATTTCCTGACGCTGGACGTACATGTCAACAGCCAAATACCACGACACGGATTCTACGGGTAATTCATCCCTCCCCTGCTCCGCCAGGAACCTGGCCAGCCTGGAAAGGGCTTCCGTCAACACGCGCGTTTTGAGAGATTTTTTCACCGTTTTTCTTCCGGTATCAATTCGGGCATAGAAAATTTCCGACTCTTTTGACTGATACAGGTTTGGATAATCCGTCGCAACAAGGGTGTTTTTCATACTTCCAAGCAT